CTGGGCCAAAACTAATTCTCCTTGTGTTGGGGCCATTCAGCTATAAGCTGAGAGGGTAGCCATTTACTCATACTATTTACTGGCTAAACCTTTTCGTTTATTCTTTACTGGTTTTTTACGTTGAGAACCTTTAGGGTCGCCCATCAGACCACCTTTAGCGCGGGGTGTTCCTGCGTCGTCATTTCCTGAAGGACCACCTGCACCGGCTGTACCTGACGCGCCTGCTGGACCTGAAGCTGCACCAGAGGTGTCTCCAGAGGAAGAACTGCTTCCACCGCCGCCTCGGGAGCCATCTCCAGCGGCTCCACCGGCTGTAGCACCAGTGCCTCCTGTCTGACCTCCTCGACCACCTGAGGAACCGCCACCACCACCACGGGAGCCATCTCCAGCGGCTCCACCGGCTGTAGCACCAGTGCCTCCTGTTTGGCCGCTAGAGCTTCCAGAAGAAGAACCACCTCTTAGACCATCTCCAGCGCGTCCGCTAGTAACAGCTCCTATACCACCTCTTTGACTACGACTTAAGTCCCCTGTTTGGCTAATATCACCCATTGGATCAGTAGTTCCCTGCGAGCCTTCGACATCACCACTGTAGGCATCTTCAATACTATCTATTGCACTGCCTAACATGTCTGAAATCTCATCCTCACTAAGACCGATGTCTCTTGCATAACTTTCAGCCATTTCCATAGCTTCTTGTGCGTCAGTTAAACCTTGCGCTTCGGCAGCAACAGCATCAATCATGTTTTGTGTCGCAGTATTTTTATCCATCATACTGTCAATTCCAAAAGCTTTTCCAAGAGGGCCTAAACCAGTCATAGCACCAATAACACCTGCGACACCTTTTCCAACTTTATTCCCACGAATATTGCCTTTAATAGAGCCGACCCCACTCTTCATGTCCTTGTCAACTGAAGGCCCTGAAGGTCCGTCTTTATAACCCTCATCAGGACCACGACCCTCTCGAGTACCTTCTGTTTTAGTATCTACTTTTTGGTTTTGATCTTGCGCTTGTTTACGGGCTTCAGGGGAAGAAGGGATAAACCCTTCAGGTACCATACCAATCGGCTCACCATTAAGAACCGTAATCATACGAGTTTGACCAGAAGTAGGGTTGATATACTCTACAAGCTGCATCCCGCCTTGCCCTGCTGTAGAAGCGTCGCCATCAAAAGGATTTTGAAAACCACCACCATAGCTGTAGTCACTGGGATTAAACGAAGGTACATCTCCACCTTCTTGCATTCCTGCCCTTCGACGACGGTGTTCTGATCGTATGTCATCAGGCAAGTCCCACCTTTCGTTATTCATCCGCACTTGTTCGAGACTTTGTAAAATACCGTCGCCTAATATATATTTTGCAAAATACTCTGCACTGTTTTTATCATATCCGCCTTTTTCTAAAGCTTCTGCAAGAGTATCATCACTAAGACCTCGGATAAGATCGTCTTGTAAAAGAGCCATAAGTTGAGGTTTAGTTAGACTTTCAATTTCTTCTGTTTCGTCTAAATCAAGGTTTTTTTCTACATATTTATTAAATCTGTTGATAAGGTCTTGCTCTGTTTTTGCGGCACCTTCACCGGAAGTAAGTGCCCTAAAAAGTTTTTTTCTAGTTTCATCTTGGTCTTTTGGTTTAGCTTCACCGCTAAGAAAATTACCAATTTCTTGTCCAACATCTCCACCTTCTTGCATTCCTACTGTACGTGTGGTCTGAAACATAGGTTGACGAGCAGGTTGAGAGTACTGCATCTGTTGTTGTTCGTAGGGGTTGTACTGCATTTGTTGTTGCTGAGGAACCATACCACCCATAGCCATGCCAGTAGCAGTACCTCCAAGAGCCTCTTGAAGCATTTGCATCTCTTCAGGGGACAACTCTTCGTCTTCCTCCATAGGCATACCAGTCGAATCTACAGGTTCTCCACCAACACGTCCTTCAGCTTCCATACGAGCAAAGTCTTGTTTAGCTTGACCACGGAGGTCTTCAAAGAATTTTACACCGTAGTAACGTACAACATCAGCAGGAACAACATATTCACCTTCTGACAACTGGGCAGGAATATTATCTCGTACTTCTTGGTCTAGGCTTCCTGTAGGAACTTCGTTGCCTGTTACAGGTTCAATATCTGTGCCGTCATCTGCAAGACCGCCTTCTTGGTATAGCTTATCCATAGTTTATCTTATCCCTTAGTTTCTGTAGACTACGAAGTGTCTTTAGTTCACCTTGACAACGGTACAAGTCTTTTGGGTCATCAAGCTGAGCCATTTGTTTGTTAACCCTGTCTACTCTTTCGTCCAGTTCTTCTAGAAACGATTTCCAAAGGTCAGGACTATTAACTAGCATTTTTAAACTCATACTGGTTGCCCTCCTTCACCACCGGGTGTGCCTGTAAAGCCCTGTGTGCCCGGTGGAGGCGCTGTACCAGTTCCTATGGTGCCTCCCCCACTTCCTTGAGTGTCAGACGCCTGAGCCCCTGCTGGAGCCGCTGTAGAGCCCTGTTGAGCTTGAGGACCACCTTGAGGTTGTTGAGGCTGTGGGTTTTGTTCTTGAAACTTTTTAAGTACTTCAGCTTGAAGAGCAGCTTCTTGCATACTATTAGAAACTTTGTCTGGGTCAAGGTCCATACTAGAAGCAATTTCACGTACAAGATAGTCAAGACGAGCAAAGGGAGCAAGAGCAGGGTTTTGTACAACACCAAGAAACTGCATAAGACGTTGACTACGAACTTCGTTAGCCATCAAACTTTGAGTGCCCTCAGCTTTAACCTCAAGGTCACCCCTAATTTCAGGATCAAAGTCAAACTGCATATTAAAAGAAAACAGAGCCTTACCAATTGGTCCAAGAAGGTAGTCATCAACGTTTTTAACCACGTTACGAATAGAACCATTTGCTGCAGACATAAGCATAGAAATACCAGAGGCTGTCCGTCCAACACCACTGACACCTGTTTGACCATGAGCAAACGAAGGAAATCCAGTAGACTCATCTGCAAGCACACGAGCTTTGTCAAACATTTGCATGTTTTCGTTAGAAACGTTAGGAAACTTTGTGCCAAAAATAGCTTGACCCGGAGCACCACCTTCTCGCCTAAACACTTTACCGGGGTACACTTCTAGGTCTTGACCGGGAACAAGGTTAGCTTCATCTACTTCGATAAGAAGATTACCGCTAAGCGCAGCATTGTCAACAGACATACGCATAAAACCATTCATAAGAGTCTGTGTATCGTCCATGTTTTCTGCAACACCTACGCCAAACATACTGTAAGGGTTCATTTCGTAAGGAACAGAGTAGTAAGGAATAATAGTAGGGGTAAAAGGATTCATGACAAGACGAAGAACTCGACCATTGCAAATCCAAATGTTTACACTAATTGCATCTTTTTTACGAAGATTACGAGGAATATCGACATTGTGGTCTTCAAGAACTGTACGATCTACGTTACCCCAAAACTCAAGTACTTCATACCGTTCAGTACGAACTTCTTGAGCATCGTCTTCCATCGCTTGTTCCCACCACTCTTTAGTGTAGGACTCACCCATTTCAATTGCAGTGTCAATTTCATTTTCACGGAAGTAAGGACGATTTTTTAGAGCACGAAGTTGACTACGAGACATCTTATGGCGTTCTACTACGTACTCAGCCTCTTCCATATTGTGTGCGTCTGGGTCAGGGTAAAAGTTCCAAATAGAAACATTAGAAACACTAGGAATGGTTTTAATAAGAGGGCTGTAGTCTCCTTCTTCACTCCAGTTAGGGTACTCTTTGTCTACTGCGAAAGGGCCTTTCATAACCCCTGTGCCAAACAAAGCGCATTCAAAAGCAACAGACCGAAGATGTTTTTTTGCTTGGGACTCTTCGAGTTGGTCGTGAATTTTCTTTTGCATCTTCTTCGCAGCAACTTCTGCTGGAGAAAAAGTAATTTGAGATTGAAGCTTACCCGGACCCTTTTTTATATTCTCGACACCCTCAAGTTTTTTCTTAAGAGGACCAAGGCGTTCCCGAAGGTCAGCCATAGTTTCACCGGGAAGTAGTTTAGGCATTCCTTCTGCTTCTTCAGGAGCACCAACTTGTTCCTTAGCGTCAAGAAACTGTTGGTTAGTCTCTAGGTGGACAGATTCTTCTACACCATCAGGAAGAGTAGTAGGAGCAATGCTCAAAGGAAACTTATTGTTGCCTAGCAAAACTTCAGTAATTTGTCCGTAAGCAGCAAGAACTTTTGTCTTAGTAACTTTGACAAACACACGGGATTTTTCAGTAGAAGTGAATTGAACGTCAGGACCGTAGATACCTCGGTAGTTACGGTAAGCTTGAATCCAACGTTGTTCTTCTGTTTCACGAGCAGTCTCAGCTTTAGTAAAACGCTCTTGAACATAGGATACAATACCACCCGCAGGCTCGTCTGTTACCCTTTCTCCTGAAGTATCTTCGATGGCTTCCATCTCTTCAGAGTCAAATGTGAGTTCGTCTTCTTCCATGTTTTACCTCAGTAGCCGAAAGTATTATCAGCGGGATTATATTTGTTAAGACCCATAGTAGGATCGTAGTCGAACAGATTGCTTTTAGGACGTGACATCAGACCGTAACGAAGAGCGTCGTAGAGGTGGTCTTCTGACTTAGTGTCTACATCTTCTGGGTTGTTCTTGTCCAAAGGCAAAGCAGGCAGTTGAGCTATTAGATTTTTACAAGTGTTAAAAACAACCATACGAGGTTCTTCAGTAAAGGTGTCTACTTGAAGTCTGCGGTGTATCTCGTTTTTACCTGCAACCCTAGAACCAGCAGAGCGATCAGAAGGTCTCCAACGACAACCTTTTCGTATCATTGTCTCAGCAAGGCTTGGGCCAGTGTCTCCTCGTTTGTGCCAAAGAGAAGAGTCAAGAACACCGTAGCGTATCTTTTCGTGTTCTTCAGCCTCAAGGACCATATCAGCAAGGTCTGTAGCAAGTACTTTAGAAACGTAAAGCTCTTTGTAAACAATCAACTGTTCGTCAGGTGCAACTGCAAACCAAAGAACACCAGAGTAAGAACCGTATCCGTAGTCACAAGCTCTAAACTTTACCCAGTTCTTAGGAATTTCAAAAGGTTCAACAACGTGTACGTTACGGTTAAACTCTGGGAAAGCTGCCCCTTCGTTAATGTCCCAATCACCTTCAAGAAGTCGCCTACGTTGGTGTTCGGGGAGAGAAAGAAGGTTCGCTTCGTACAGACCATCGTCAGACAGATAAGGATTATCAAAAAGTGTGGCTGGAACAAACTTACGTTTAAAAAGTGGATCACCTTCTCTAGAGTGTCCTTTTGGCCAAGTAATTGTTTCTCCTGAGTCAATGTCTGTTGCCCAAAAAGATTTACCGGGTATCTCTGGATCAACAAACATTTTCTTAACCCAAGCGTGTCCGGGACCACCGGGGTTACTTGTAGCTCTTTGAAACAAACTTAAGTCACTGTCCTTAGTTGTACGAAGACGAGAACGCATATAGTTCCAAGCGTGAGGACTAGGCCACTGAGTAAGTTCATCAAAACCAATCCAGTTAAAAGCCTGACCTTGGTACCTCATTACGTCATCGTCACGGTCTAGGTACGAGAGCCAGAGCGATGCTCCTGAGGGAGCGATCCATGTTTTGTCTCTTTCGAGGAACTTAATGCCCGGAATAGCATCAGGGTAAAGCTGTTTTGAAACATTGATAAGTTCCCTTAGTTCTTCAGTTGATCGACGTACAAGAAGCATTTGTGCTTTAGGGTTATTAAAGTAGCGTACAGGGTCGGCCAACATTGCGTAACTCTTGCCGCCACCTGCCGCACCCCCGTAAAGAACTTCTTGTTCAGACGAAGACAAAAAATCAGTTTGAGGACCGGGGTTTGGTTGAAAAATAACCCTTTGAGCTTTTTGAGTATCAATCTTTTCAGTCTGTGGTTGAGCTGGAACTGTCTGCTTCGTCTCTTGGGGTTTTTGCTCCAATACGTTGCTTTTCAAGTTTTTCTGCTTTTTCAAGGGCTTTTTTGTACCTTTCGGCAAAGTACCTTTGGTTTGCAGCTTCTGTCTTGCGTTTGTACTCAAGCTTCACCCTATTATAAAGTCCTACATGAGAGATAGGTTTACC